TGGAACAGTCTATGTTCCACCTGGTGTGACTTGTATGGTCGGCACGCTGTCGATCCCGTCGAATACGCACTTGACCGTAGACGGCACGTTGAAACTGGTCCCTGGGACGAATGGGAACATGCTGGCGATCCAATCCGGTGCAAGTTACATCGTGATTGATGGCCACGGCACGCTGAATGGCAACGCCTCGGCACAGACTGGGGGCTTCAGTGGTGGGATCACGAACACGGGGCCGATCTCCTATCTGTGGGTGCGCGACATCACCTCGACGAACTGGCGTAACACGCCATCCGGGCCTGTTCAGGTAACGCACGCCTGGTTCGATGATGCCGTGTTCAGCAACTCGGGCAACTCGGTAGGGTTCGCGAATGCTTCCTCCGACTGCCACGCGAATGGACTGACGATCAGCAACATCAACGACGAGGGCTTCGCCTTTTACGGTGGCGTGTTCAATTGCAGCATCACCAATTCCACCATCACAGGGAGCGCAGCGGCAGGTATTTCTGTACTCAACGATGCGGGGCAGTCCGCCGCCTCGCATGACCTGAAAATCACGAACAACATTGTCTATGGGAATTCGCTCGGTGGCGTGGACATCGCGACTGGAGCCGGCGCCACAGCGCCGAATTACAACATCGCCGTCACCGCGAACCGAATTTATAGCAACGGGCAGGCCAATTTAGGCGGCGAGGGCGGTGTCCACGTGGGAAACGCCCATGACATCCAGATATCGGTCAATCAGATCAGCCGGGACGGGAATGGCACAGGTGGCGCGAACGGGGTGCTTCTGGATAGCACCGTGTCGAATGCGCAGATTGTCGGGAATACGATTTGGGATGAGGGTCAGGGCAGCACGCTTGGGGTCGGGATCAACCTCAATGGCAATACGAACGTCACGGTCTCGGCCAACACGATCTTCGATGACCAGGGCACGAAGACGATGGCCTTCACCTTGGACGGAACGGCCGGAGCTAACACGCAGGTTCTGATGAACCTGCTTGGCGCCACGATCGGAGGTTACAACCTGACCCCGGCGTCTGATACGATTGTCGTAGGCGGCATCAACGGAAGCCCGTCGGCGTTTTCGATCAACACGATCCTGAATGTGAACAATCCGATCAATTCGCTTGGGTCTGCGAACTTCATGGCGATTGGCGGATCAGCGACGACGGTCGATCCGACATTGACGGCATCTGGGTCTGATTCGGTCGTCAATCTTGGACTGGTGTGCAAAGGGGCGTGCTCGATCGTGTCAGCGGCGCCGATTTCAGTCGGCAATAACGGAACCGGAATAAATATCCTGCAAGGAGGCGTTTCTCTGAATGCCGTATCGGCGCTGTCGCTTGGAGCAAACGCCGGCTTCGTGGCTCTGCCAAACATGGCCGGAATCCCGACTGGCGCGCCGTCGCTAAGCACGAACTGTGCGATCGACACGACCAACGGATATCTGAACTGCTATTATGCGGGCGCTTGGCACAAGATAGCCTTCTCGAACGGTGCCGGATGACTTCGGTATGACCACCGGATCGACCCCAGCCTCTATCGTCAACCAAAGCCTGGCGCAGATTTCGGCCCAATACACCGTCACCGGGACATTGCCAGACTTCGATGGTTCGGCAGCGGGGATTGCCGCTGGCACGCTGTATGCGCCTACCTTGGCTTTGCTGCTTCGCCAACAGGACTATGAGTGCGCCCGCAATGACGTCGTGTTGACCGCGGCTGGCATCGCCGCTCCATATCCATGGTCCAACGTCTACCTCTACCCGCTAGATTGCCTGAAAATCAGGTCTGTCAAGCCAGCGACATGGAACGCTAACGACCCACAGGCCGTGCGGTGGACTGAAATGGAAGCCACGATATCGTCCGTTCAGACGCGGGTAATCGCCTGCAATATCGCTGGCGCCGTTTTGACTTACACCACGAGCAACATCACGGAGAACGAGTTAGATGGCATTCTCCAGGAAACCTTCGTTCGCACCCTCGCTTCGGAACTAGCTATGGCACTCGCCGGACGCCCTGACTTCAGTGAGAAAATCCTGCAAGTGGCTGGCGGACTTGTCGGCATCGGTGCCGGGAGAGATAGTTAAGTAATGGACCTTCAACTAAAGCATACGGCTTTGCCCCGTCGTTTAAGCGGCGAGCACTTCAGGCGCCATTACCGCGCCCTGCGCTATCTGTCCGCTGGCAGTTTCTCGCGGAGCACCCTATGAGCGGCGCCATCCTCCAAAGCGGCCCTGTCGTTCCAGGCCATGTCGCTGTTTTCGTTGACAATGGCGTGGTCCAGGATGGCGGGACGGCCGGGAATGGTATCGTTTCCTCGATTGGTATCGAGAACGATGGCAGCCTTGGTATAGCCATCAACTCAGGGGCCATAACCGGACCATTTGTGCAGTTCGGCATCATCTCGAACGCAGATGGCGACATCACACTCGTCGCGAACAGTTTCAACGGCGCGCCGCCAGCCACCATGTTCTGGGACATAAATGGGGTCACATACCCATTTAACCCAACGGGTTCTGGTAACGTCACGGGACCGGCATCGGCGGTCTCCGGTGATCTGGCATCGTTCAATGGCACCAATGGAAATTTGATACGGGACTCGGGGGTAGCAGCCGCGAGGGTAGTGACTGGCCCGACCATAGCCGTTTCTGGCGATGTCGTTACATTCAATGGCACGGGTGGAAATCTGATACAGGATTCCACTATTGCTGCCGCCAATCTTGTCCAGTCGCCTGGCGGGGCGACCATTTCCACCGTGATGAAACCTGTCGTCGATGCGGCGACCATCACATCGGCTCTGGGACTTCTGAACGCAGGAAATTCCGTGTTCTCGGTCCTGTACTATGGTGCCGATCCGACCGGTGTGGCAGACAGCACGACCGCTATCCAGGGCGCTATAAACGCGGCACAGACGGCTGGTGGCGGCATGATATGGTTTCCGGCCGGGACATATATGATCGCTGGAACGCTACAAATTACCAAAAACGGTATCGCCATATTCGGGGCCGGTGTCAATGCGACATATCTTTCTTTCCAGAATACATCGCTCGATTGTATCACGGTAGAGGGAACCTCATCGGTCCAACTGGAAGGATTTTCGCTACAAAACATGACGATCAATCAGTCCGGGAAGACTGGTGGCCGTCTTATTTATATGACCTATTGTGCCTATTGCCGCGTCGTCAACGTGGTCGCCAATAACCCGTGGACCGGCATCGAAGTATACATAGCAAACACAATAGACCTGGAGGACATAACCGTACAAGGTGTTGCCGGCGGCGTGGGCACGTGGGGCATTTACTGGCACTCACCTGGAACCGGAGCCGCCAATACGAACTCGACCGCGCTTACGATTGAGAACGTGACGATACAGGCGCTTTATTCTGGCGCTGATGGAATGGTGTGGGACGGATATGCAACCACCCTTAACGTGGACCAGCTTACGTTCCTGGAATGCCGATACGGATTGCACATCCTGAACACTGCTGCATCTAATGCTTATTATCCGCAGTTCGGGTCATTCAACAATCTGAACACCGATGGGATCAGTTCCATTGGTTTGCTCATTGCCGCGGGGAATCAGTTCACATTCACGAATTCCAATATTTTGAACACATCCGGAGAGGCTGGCCAGGGCAGCGCTGACACGAACGCGATGGTTATCTATGCCGACACGGGTAACTCATTCACGCGGGATATCACGTTCGTTGGCGGCCAGATCGGGCTGTCGAGACAGACCGGAGTGTACATAAGCTGCTACGGAGCGGCGTTCATCGGCGTGGTTTTCGACTCCGGGTCAACGACACCACCCGCTACCTGGGCGGCGATTGAAATCGCTCCTCCATCCGAGGACATCACCATAACAGGATGCAAGACCACTATATACGGTTCTTCCAATGACTGGGCTTATGGCATCATGGTCGATGCCGGGACTGAACGAATATTGGTCGGGCTAAACGACTTCTCCACCGCTTCGGACGTTCCTGTCGTTTGGAAAAACACCGACGCGCAAAGCCGATGCTTTCTCAATATGTCCACTGGCGCGCAGTCTTACGACCCGGCGCCTTCGATGGTTCCAGCGGCGGTCAATTCGACATCTGGCACAACGCTAAGCGCGGCAGACCTCCTTGGGGGTGTTATGGTTCGCAGCGGGACATCCGCTCCGTTCAATGATACCACTCCGACTGCTGGCCAACTTGTGGCTGGACTGCAAAATCCCGCCTTCGGTATCGGAGTTCCGCTTCTCCTGATCAATGCCGCCGCCTACACCCAGACCTTACTAGCTGGCTCTGGCGTTACCTTTGCCGGGAATCTTATCAGTTTCCCCACCACGGCGACCGTCACGCAAAGACATCTCGTTATCTATTTCACCAACACGACGCCGGGATCAGAGGCAGTGACGATCTATGGCTGACCTCACCGTGGAGGGCGTGTGCAACATGGCCCTGCGTCGAATATCGTATCCGACGCCCATTGGTTACATTTTCGAGGGAAGCCCTGCCGCTCGCGTGGCCGTTGAAATATATGGCCAGACCCGCGATGACCTGCTCAGAAACAGTGACTGGGACTTCGCCCGTCAAGCAACTGGACTGACGCTGCTGAAAACCGCTCCCGTTGGATATGTCTATCCCACGGTATGGTCCAGCGCCTATCCGCCTCCGCCGTGGATTTTCGAATACGCCTATCCGCCTGGATGCCTTCTTGTGCGCAGTGTCCGTCCGACCCCGATTGTGATGCCGGCACTGGACCCGCAACCGAACATCTTCGTGGTGGCTGACGATCCTACCGTCACGCCATCGAAAGTCATACTGACCAATCTAGCGAATGCTCAGGCGGTTTTCACGGGGCAGATCATCGACATCACCCAATGGAACGCCAGCGCCGTGGAGGCCCTTGTGACGGCTCTGGCGACGCTGTTCCAGGCGTCTCTCGCACCGCAGCCTGAGATGGACAAGGAAAGGATCGGCGAGGAGGCTCAGGCGGTTGCCGTGGCCGTGGGGCGGAGAGGGTGAATGCAACCGGCTGACCTGGCGAACCGGGCGTTAGACTCCATAGGATCGTCGGCCACGATCGGCGACCTGGAGGAAGGTACGCGCGAGGCGCAGGTCTTCTTGCGGCATTATGGAGCATGTCTACGGCAGATATCGCGCTCAGCCCATTGGAACTGTCTCAGGAAGCAGGCTCAACTCACGCTGCTTCAGGACGCTTCCGGCCAGACCACCCAATGGCAGCAGCAGCAAGGTATGCCGATCACGGTCGGCGCGGGCACCGTAGGCATGAGGCCGTGGATTTATGAGTATAAATGGCCAGTTGACTGCGTGAAGGCGCGTTTCGTCCCAGCGACGGACAGGTTCAATTTAGGCACCCCGCCCGGAAACATCTCTCTCCCCCCCAATCCGATCATGAGCGGCATCGGCACGCAGATTTATCGGCGTCAATTACCAACGAGGTTTGTCGTTGCGTCAGATGATGTGCCAAATCTTGTTGGTTCGGTAACGGATTGGTCGCAGGTTCCAGACACGTCGCAAACAATGGGACAAGCGCTCGGTTATCAGACTGTCATTCTATCCAATCAAAAATTCGCGACGCTCGTTTACACCGCTTTGCGGACGACACCAGACCAATGGGACCCATTGTTTCAGCAGGCATTTGTCGCGATCCTGGCGCAGCAGGTCGCATTGACTCTGGTGCCAGACAGAAAGGTGGCGCTCGAAGTCAGGAAGGAACAGATAGCCATAGCGAAGGCCGCGCTGGATCAGGCTCGCGTTTCAGATGGCGATGAAGGATTTTTTTCGAGTGATATCTATCCGGACTGGCTGAGGATTCGCCGAACCGGCGGCTTCGGTAACGGATTTGGGTTTGGGGACGGCCTTGGTGTCATAGGGTATGGGTGGGACACCTGTGGGTTCGCGGACGGTTCGGCGTATTAGTATCGCACTATAGCCATGACCTCTCCAAGTATTCAAACAGCCTTCGCGACAGGGGAGATAAGTCCTAGTCTTTTCGGGCATGTCGATCTGGCAAAGAGCCACGTATCGGCCGCTACTATGAGAAACGCCTGGGTAAACTACCGAGGGGGGGCTTATTCGCGGGCCGGAACCGCGTTTTGCAACTGGTCAAAGCAGGTATTCGGCAACGGTCCGCCCCGCGTCATCACATTCCAGTTCAACATTGACCAGGGGTTCTGCCTGGAATTCGGCACCGAATATATGCGCGTCTTCTCGGATGGCAGCCCGGTAACCGAGGCGCCCAAGAACATCACAGGTGCCACGCAAGCGAACCCAACTCAGTTGACGATCCTGGCGAATGGCTACTCGAACGGCGATTGGATCGCGATCTCTGGCGTTGGTGGCATGACCGAACTGAATGGGAATGTCTATATCGTCCAGGGCGCCACGACGAACACGGTCACGCTGACGGATGTGTTTGGTAACGCGATCAACTCGACGACTTTCGGCGCATATACGAGCGGAGGGACCGCATCTCGTATTTATACGTTGGTGACGCCCTATCAGGCCGCTGATCTGCCGCTGCTAAAGTTCACCCAATCTGCCGACACGATGAGCTTGGTGCATCCGAATTACGCTCCTAGGGATTTAGCGCGGATCACTGATTCCGAGTGGGTGCTGACGGTGGCTTCGTTTGCTTCGTCAATTGCCGCGCCAGCCAGTTGCACGGCGACTGCCACAACACATCCGAGCCAGACAACCTCACCGGTCACGCTACCGACCGCGTACGCCTATGTTGTGACCTCCGTGAATGGCGCGACTGGCGAAGAGAGCGTTGCGTCACCGGTCGCGAATGTGACCAACAGCGTGGACATCGCCTCAACAGCCGGTTCGCTCGTCATAAACTGGTCCGCCGTGCCAGGAGCCTCGCGCTACAACATCTACAAAGCCCCGGCCAGCTACAACACCGCGCCAGGGAATACGGCGAATGCGTTGCCGGTGCCGGCTGGCGCGCTATTTGGTTACATGGCAACGAGTTACGGCACGCAGACCGTGGACTCGAACATCACGCCCGATCTGACGCAATCGCCACCGCTTCACCTCGATCCGTTCGCTCCGGGACAAATTCTCGCGGTAAATGTTTCGTCTGGCGGATCAGGGCTGTCGTCTGTCACGATAATCATCACCACCAGCACTGGCAGCGGCTTCGTCGGGCTTCCGATTATCGTCAATGGAGTTCTCACGGCGGTTCAGGTCCAGGACCCTGGGCAGTATTACGCTCCAACTGATTCGGTTTCCTTCGGCGGCCCTGGAGCCTACGCAACCGGTGATATCACGTTCACCAACAACCCATCGAACCTGGATACGATAACCCTGAACGGCCAGGTCTGGACTTTTGTCACATCGTCACCTGGGGCAAACCAAACGCTGATCGGGACATCGCTCGTATCGACGCTGACGCTGCTGGTTTCCGGATTATCCGCGTCACTCGACGCTGATCTGATCGTGGCGAATTATTCCTCGAATGGCGCTCAGCTTCTTATTACCTACGACACACCGGGAACGGCAGGGAACAGCTACACGCTCGCCGCGAGTGTCGCTACCCCGAGCGGGTCTACTCTCACTGGCGGCGGCACCGGGACCAATCCTACAGGAACCCTGGACGTCGGCCCGGAAACCGGAACGTATCCCGGAGTGGTGGCGTATTTTCAACAGCGCCGTGTCTATGCGAATACGACAAACAATCCAGACACTTACTATATGTCACAGCCGGGAGCATTCCTGAATTTCGACTCGTCAGTGCCGACAACCGACGCTGATGCCATCACTGGGACACCGTGGGCCCAGCAGGTCAACGGCATCAGTTTCATGATCCAGATGCCCGCTGGCCTTGTGGTATTGACTGGTTCCGGCGTTTGGGTTGTGAACGGAACGGGCGGTTCTACCATCAATCCGCAGCCGGTGACGCCGACAAGCCAGCAGGCGCTTCAGGCGAACTTTATCGGAAGCAACAATATCTGCCCGCCATTTGTCGAGAACTATGACATCATTTATGTCCAGTCCAAGGGTTCTATTGTTCGCGACATATTCACTGGAAGCTACTTCAATATATTCCAGAGCAATGATCTGACACAACTTTCTAGCCACCTGTTCACGGCTTACACGCTATCATCCGTGGCGTGGACCGAAGAACCATACAAGGTAGCATGGTATGTCCGGAATGACGGGTCCATGCTGTCTCTGACATATCTCAAGGAACAGGAAGTCTACGGTTGGGCAAGGCACGATACATATGGTTGGTTCATCTCTAATTGCAGCGTGACGGAGCCACCGGTTGATGCACTTTACGTGGCGGTTCAACGCCGGGTTCCCGCCAATAACGGAGAGCCGGCTTATTTCATTGAGCGGATGAACAACCGTATATGGCAATCTGTCGAGGATGCGTGGTGCGTTGACTGCGCGATATCTCTTCCGCAAGCCGTCCAAGAGTCTGTCATTATTACTACTCAGGTAACTGGCCACGCGACTTTCATTACCACCAGCCCCACGTTCTCACCTGGCAATATAGGGGCTATCATCCGGGTCGGAGGCGGGATCGCTGAGATCACCGGCTACGTGAGCGCGACACAGGTAACCGGCACTTGGTATCTGCCGCCAGCCAAGGTCTACGTTGATACGGAAAGTCCATCACTGTGCCAGCTTGCGGGATCATGGACGATTACCCAGCCAGTGACATCGATCGGCGGTCTTGGCTATCTCGCTGGTCAGACGGTGACTGGATTGGCTGATGGTGTTGTTATTCCTCCGGTTGTCGTCCCATCTAACGGCGTGATCGATCTGCCGTTCGCCGCTTCAAACGTTGTAGTGGGATTGCCGTTCGGCGTGCAGATACAGAGTCCATACCTCGACATGCAGGCTCAGGCCACCGTCCAGGGGAGACGCAAGACCATCACGGCGCTAACCACCAGGGTGGACACATCGTTGGGATTTGAGACCGGGACTAATGAGGTTGACGGATCGACCGTCAGTCCTCCCGTGCTCGCTCCTTTGTGGACGAATTTGCAGCCAGCGCAGACGTTAAGCGCGACCTATACCTCTCCAG